GCCGGGCCCGGGGGGTGGGGGGGGGGGCGGCCCCCCCCCCTCTCCACGACTGTGAGGTCGATCAGGCCACTCCGGCCTTAGCGATGTACTCGCGGGCGCAGTCGCCCTCAACCTTTGCGGACGGGTACGCGGTGATCGTCACCTCGTAACCTACCGCATCGCCGTCCTTGTACACGACGCCGCCTCGCTCGGTGATCTGCCCCTCGGGGATCACGATCCGCTTGATGAGGCCACCCGTAAGCAGGACCTCGAACACGAACACGCGACGAGGCAGGATCTTCGAGTTGTGCCGCACGCTGATCGGCTTATCCGCACCGCCCTGCTGCGTCACGTTCTCCTGCCCGAACACCTCGCGCAGGACGTCAGGATCAAGCGCCTGCAGGAGCTTCGTCTTGTACGTCTCCTTGTACCCGGTCTGCTGCGTGAGGACGACGTCGCCGCCAAACGCCTTCATGTCGCTGGACTCGGTCTCGATGGGATTCTCGAACCCATCCTCCGAGAGGTAACCCAGCTTCACGAACGCCGTGTTGAGCGCGGTCGTCGCATCAGCGGGGAGCGGCGTGCCCAGCGGAGCGGCGAAAAACGCACCGCCCTTCTGCGGCTTAGCCGCAGTAACAAACGCAGAATTCTGATCTGCCATTTGACTCTCCTGTCAAGAGTAAAGAATTCAGGCGAGCGCCAACGTGGCACTCACCGTGAGTTGAAAACGAGGAACCCGAGAGTCCGGGTCCGGAAATGCGTACACCGACCTGACGTCGGAATACGCGACGATGCTGCTGGCCTGCCAGTCCAAGATCGCAACAGCGACCTCATCAGCAAGCGCGGACGCCTCAGCCTCAGACGGTGCCCATGCCTGCACCGCGAACATCGGGGAGTCCCACAGATGCGTGCGTTGCCCGCCCGTGCGCTCGACCGTAATGAACCGCTGAGGGCGGGTCTTCGGTACGAGGCTCGAAACCGACGTGCTCGGAAATTTCCGCTTCAGGTAGGCGATGAGCTCGGCCGTCGATGACCTCATACACGCCCCGCTTCCAGCGCCTTCAGTAGCGCGTTATGCCTGGCATTGTCGCGGCGAGCCTTGAACGTTACGGCCTTGACGACGCCGTGCGGCCTCGTCTTGCCCTGCTGCACAGACGGCTCAAAGCCCTTGCCCGCAGCCTCCGCGATCCGCTCTGCAGCGGACTCAATCATCGGCGTCGCCAGCGCACGCAGCCCGGCGTTGTCGATCACGACCTTAACCTGCGTCACCCCTTCACCAGCCTTGCCTGCACAGGCCGATTCCACGCGCCAGGCGTGGACTCCGTACTGTACGGCCGAGGATCACCGATCACTTCCCACCACGACCCGCGCCACCAGATCAGGCTGCCGTCGAGCGTCCCGGTATAGGTCTTGGGGAAATGAAAAGTCATGACCGTCGCATCGCCGTCCGGGCGCTCCGGCCCCAAATCCTGCGATGAGGCCGGAGCGACCAAGACGTTGCTGACCGAGATCACCGGGTAGTATGCGATTCGCATATTGCCGAACTCATCGTCCGCTTCGGACCGTCTGTTCTTCAGCTTGATGGTTTCACCGAAGATCACGGCCGCACCCCAATCGTCCGGACAGACGCGAAGCGCGTCAGACGGATCCCCAGCCTGCGCCGATGAACTCGCGTGAAGCTCATCGACCCGACCGGAGAGCTAAACGTCGACGACTGACTGTACGGCCCACCCGTCACCGTTGACTGCGTTGCACCGTACGCGAAGCCGTCAGCCTGCTGACGGATCGCGTACCGCACCATGTCGCAGACAACGTCCTCATACGAGTCGCGCCTGATCGTGCCGTCCGCGAGCGCGGCGGCGAGGTCGATCTTGTCGGCGGCGAGCTCGTCGCGGACGATGCGGGTTGCTCGGGTTAGTGCGGCTTCGACGACCTGCATGGTGACTTGGGATTCCTCGTTTGGGCCGTAGCGTGTGCGGAAGGCCGTGATCCCGACGTCGAGGGGGTCAGCTGGCGGTGCCATGCTCTGCCTCCTAGCCTGTTAGTCGGTGGGCGTGTCTTCCGCCGCCGCGGTTTCGTCGGCGGGAGGCTCGGGCTGCGGATCGCTGTCCGGGCCGGTGATGCCGAAGTCGTCGCCGAGGACGTCGAGGATGATCTCGGCGTCAGCGGCCGGGACGGTCGCGAGGCCGTCCTCGAACTCGACGTGTGGGGTCGTGATGAGCAGGGTCGGGATCGCGTCGCAGCGCAGCGTCACCATGTCGATCTTCTTCTTTGCCATGTTGATCAGCCCGCCGCCACAGTCAGGACGCCGTGCGCCTTCTCGTTGCCGTACTTGAGTCCGATCTCGCCGTACAGCATGACCTTCTCCGATGCGCCGGTCTTGGACAGGGGCTCGGCGAAGAAGTGGCCCTTGCCGGGCACTTCGAGGAACGCGGGCGCGAGCTGCTCGAGGGAGACGACCGCGAGCTTCGTCGCCGGCATGTAGCGGTTGAGCATGATGTTGAAGGAGCCGAAGTCGGTCTCCAGCATCGTGAGGTTGACGCCGCCGACGTTGCGGTCCTCCTGCTTGAAGCCGTCCTTGACAAACAGGCGCGTGAGCGCGCGCTTGAGCGAAGCGTTGACGATGATCGTGCGGGTCTCGGTCTCCTGGACGCCGCCAGCCTCCCAGACCTTCTGGATCAGGTCGAGGACGTCGCTCTCGGTCAGCTCGCTGGCCTTGTGCGTGGTCGTCGCGACGTTGGTCGTGATGGCCTGCAGCAGGCCGCGCGTCTTACGCGGCTGCGCGTTCGTGGTCGGCTTGGCGAAGGTGCCGGTGATGAACGTCTTTTCGACGTCGCGGGCGATCTGCTTGATCTGCGCCTGCAGCTGCTCGGCGAGCTCGTCGGCGGGCAGCGTGGTGGAGCCGAGCTGCACGGCCGTCCCGGTCGGGCCGTACTGGCGGCGGGCGCCCATCTTCGTGTACGACACGGAGACGGCCTCCTGGTGGATCTCCAGGACGTTCTCGACGTTGGTGCGCGTGCGGGTCTCGAACGCGGTAGCGTCCGCTCCCTCGACGCGCTGGCGGTTGTCGGCTGCGTCGCGCAGGTCCGAGACCTGCCAGCTGAAGGTCGTGGACTCGACGGACTCGCCGCCAGTCAGACCGCCAATCGAGGACAGCAGCGGCGTGTCCTCCGGGGACGCGGCGAAGATTTCGCCGACATAGTTCGGGCAATTGTACGTGGTTGCCATTTCAGTAATGCCAGCCATGTTTACTCCTGTCAAGAGAAGGGAATGAATGTCAGTTGGTGGATTCAGCGGTCAGGCCCGCGAGCTTGACCGCCTTGAGACGCGCCGACAGCTTGAAGTCGCCAGCGCTCTGAGCCGCCGCAATCTGCTCATCAAGAGACAGAGACGACGGACGAGGCGGGAAAACACCAGCACCCGAGTCCGCGAGCGCGGGCACGGCCGGCGTGGCCGTGGTGCCTCGCCAGTCTGCGAGTCGCTGCGCGGTTTCCTTGATCTCGTCCTCTGTGTCGCCGTGGATGAGGTCGGCGGGGACGCCATACTCGGAGGCGGCGGCGGCGATCAGCTTTGCTCGGTGTGCCTGCGCTTCGAGGGCTGCGACCTGAGAGCGCAGTTCCTCGATGGTGGTGTCCTTGCCGTTGATCGCTTCCGTGAGCGCTTCGAGCTGCTTGTGGTCGGCCTTGGCTCGGCGTTCCCACGTGCGGGCGTGGGCCTTCCAGTCCTCGGCTGCGTCTGCCTGCTGTTCCTCCTGCGAGGCTTCGCTGGCGTCGACGCGGTCGGTGTCCTGGACGGCCGTATCGGTGGCGGGAGTTTCGGTCGGTGCCTGCGCGCCGTCCGTGGTCTCCTGCTCGTCGGTGTTTTCCATGAGTGTTTCCTTCCATTGCGGAGAGCGTGGTTCCCGCTGCCTTTGCGGAAGCGGGCATAACAAAACCCCGCACCGTGTTCGGTACGGGGGAGATTGGTGATGGTGTTGGGTTAAGCTGCTGGGTCCTCTGTGGTGGAGATGCCCTCGCGTAGTTCTGCGAGTTCTTCATCAAAGAACCCCGCTGCTTTCTCGTTGATCGCTGCGAGCCGCTCAATCCATGTGGCCGTGACGGCTCCGTATTTGACGAGCGATGAGACTGCGCCGTCGACGTCGGGGCCGTCGCATTCAAGCATCATGCGCAGATAATCCACCTCGGTACGGGCACCCAGTGCGTCTAGCTCTGTGATAGCGTCACGTACAAACTGCTCTACGGCGTTAACCTCCATATGCGCATTATAGACGTTTTCCAAGTGGAGTGATAGTTTTTATGCGGTATCCCTTCGCATCATTTCTATATGCGATGCGAATCTCTACCCCATTGACTTGACTAGTGGCAGACGCGACGCTGACGTCCTCTAGGATGCCCTGCTCTCGCAGCACTTGTGCGCCCGCCTGCAGGATGTCGTCGGCAGTCCAATCCGGCGGAAATTCGGTTCTCCCGAATCTCCACCCATAGCCCGCCAGGTGTCCTCCTGAGCCTTCGAACCCATAAAGGGTGTGACGCCACTCCCTCGCACGAAGCGGGGGAAATTCATCTGGCCATGACTTTGGCGCTTGCGTCATCTCCCGGGGCGGGATTCTGTGCGCGGATCCCGGTGTGAACCCACGTTCTCGAAGATCCGTGCGGGCGCTGACCCGGTCCTGGTCGATCACATGACGTTGAAGAGTGCCGTCGTTGGAGACCCGTTGGGGAGTGCGCCCGTCTGTGAGCTGGTCTGGGAACAGCTCTCGCATACGCGCAGTGATCGTCTTGATGTCGTCTGTGCGTGCGCCTTCATCAGCGAGGTCATCAACCGCCTGCTGGTACATTCGCTCGTACCGCTTGGAGTCGTAGCCCCGGACGCGCGGACGCTTGTCCCACGATGGGACTATCTGGCAGTCGCACTTGAAATGCGACCGCTTGAACTGCGCAGTTTCCTCGCTCTTATAGACGAATCCACGAGAGGCCCACAGCATGCACCAGGCGCATGTCTCAGCGCCTGTCGGCACGCGAGCGTAGCGGGGTGTCTTCGGATCGTGCTCTGCTGCGTGCTGCGTCGTCGCACGGCCGGCATCAGAGATCAGCTTGCGAGCGCCGTCCGTGAGCCTCGTGAGCACTTTCGTGCGGCCGACGCCCGCGCGCAGATCCCGGAGTGCGGCCCCGACGATCTTCTCTGCGTCATCCTTGTCGACGAGGCCGGCCGGCATCGTGGGCGAGTACGCCTTCGCGATGCCCTCGGCTTCGCGCTGCGTCTCGTACCATTCGAGCGCGGCCGACGATGCGACCTCAGCGGATTCTTCGACGAGGCGCGGGTACAGCTGATATAGCGCGTCCTCAAGCGTATCGAGATCGTCGAGAGGCATGCGCTTCCACAACGCCCGCAGTCGGCGCTCAGCGACATCACCCGCGCGGTTCTGCGTCCGCGCGAGCTGCTGCACGTCGTGGATATGCACGCTGCCCCCTCATGATCTCTACTTCTCTTCGGCGCTGGCAGGCGTGTCTACGTCAGCGGCATCCGGCGCGGACAGCCGGTCAAGGAGACCGGATGCCTCGGCGCGGCGCTTGTCCGACATCAGGCGCGCGATCTGCGAGCCCGAATACCCCAGCTCTTCGAGCACGACCGGGGACTCAGCAAGCCACGGCAGCGCGCTGATCTGCTTCACGATCGCGTCGGACTGCGAGACAATCGACGGGTGCGCTGGGTCGCCCCAGCGCGTCGCCAGAGACCGCAGATCCGGCGTCATCTCATCGAGACCGTCGCGCATCATGACCGCGTGCGCATAGATGCGCGTCAGCGCCGCGTCGAACACGCGCTGAGCGTTCTTCGCCTTGATGACCAGTTCTTCCTTCGCCGCGTACAGCGCTTCGGCCGACGAGGGATTGTCCTGAATGACGCCGAGCGACGAGACCGGCAGGGACGAGACGCCCGACAGCTCGGTCGCCAGCGCGCGCATCTGCTCCGTGAACGGCTGCGCCGACTGCTGCGGCAAGACCGTCACCTTCGGCCCCTCCGGATCTTCACCGGACGAGATCGTCTTGATCGTGCCCAGCTTCCAGTCCCACGAACGCAGATCGTCAATCAGATCCGAATCTACACCCGACAGGAGGATGCCCGGTGCCGTGAACAGCTCCGTCGCCAGCTCTTCACGCAGTACCGTGCGCATCGCCCGCTGAGTAATGCTCATGACATCACGGGAGATCCGCGAGCGCCCGAGCGGACGGTCGAGAGACGGCTCGAACGGCAGGGCCTCCATCATGGGTGCGCCCATGCCGTGCAGCTCGGCGTGGATGATCCTCCATGCCGATGCCGCGTTCAGCTCAACGACGTAGGTCGAGTCCGCTGTGTACAGCGTGAAGCGTGTCGGCCGTCCCGCGTCGTCGATGTCGTCGATGGTCAGCCCGTAGGACAGGCGTCGGCGTACTCGGTCCCAGAGGCCCGCAGCCCAGTCCGCAGAATGGCCCTGAATGATCACAGGAGGTTCGCCTGCCGCCTCGACACCCTTACGGAGCGTTAGGAAAGCGACCGAGTGCGTGAGCGCGGACGGGATCGTCTGCGCGATCTCCAACTCGAAGCCAGTCGATGCCAGCAGGTCAGCGATCTCGAAGGGATTATCGCTTCCCGTCGATGAGGTGACGCCGTCCCAGATCAGCAGGTCCGACAGGCCGAAAACAACTTTGCGAGGCCAGCCGATGACCGCGCCGAGCTGGTCGACCATCTCATCAGGCACCGAGATATTCAAGTTGTCCGGTCGGACGACGCCGTCGAGGTACGCCTGCCGCAGCCGATTACGTGGCTGCTTCGTACGCCACAGCTCGACGAGCTGCGCGAGCGCCGCCTGCTCTGCTGGCGTCAGCCCCGGCACAGCCGGAGCCGAGAACAACACCGGGGTCGCGAGCATGAACTTCTTGGCGCTCACAGGGCCCTCGCTTTCTTGCCCGGCCTGCGCCGGGTCGTTTTAGCCGCGAGAACAGCCGCAGACACGGCCTCTAGCGGAGTCTCATCCCCATCGGGGATCGACGCTTCCCATCCCCACGCGCCGTCGCGCGCGCGAATCTTCCTGTCACACACGGCCACCGCCGCGTTGAGCGCATCCTCCGGATCACCGGCCGGGTGCGTGATCCGGCCATCGCGTAGGCCCTCGAAAAACATCGAGCACGACTCGAGGTACTCACGAGTCGTCATGATGCGCACGATCCGAGCGGGCACACCACGGATCTGCAGAGCGTCAGCGAGCGCCGACGCGCCGGAGCCGCCGACGAGGTTGATCTGTGCGGTCCGGTCCTTTCGTGCTGCGAGCCAGTCGGCGACAGCCTTCACGCCGTCGTCCGTCGATCCAGTGAACGTATCGATTGCGTTGACATGGAAGCGCACGTCGGGGCCGGAGCCGGTTTTCAGAGCGCCCGCGAGCGCCTGCCGCTTGCCGTCGGCGCTAAAAGCGACGGCGAAGGACCGGATTCCATCTGACGGCGCTTCTGCCGCTGTCGCGTCCCATGTGGTCGGATCGATGGCCCGCGCCGCGCCAGCGTTCGCCGGCCACATGCCGAGGCGTTCGCGCGCGAAGCCCTCATCCGAAAGTGTCTTGCGCTCTAACTCGATGAACGCGCGCTTCATCCTGCCTGCGAGCAGCGCCGGATTCGTGGCCTCCCAGGTCTTGACGTCGTCCATACGCAGAGGCTTATCCGGGTCGGCCGACCATTCATGCCAGCACATCGCGCCGGGATGCTCGGACAGGGCTTGATCTCGGATGCGCTCGAACACTTGGCCGTTTGCGTTCGGGCCGGGCGGCGTGCCCGTGTATAGCACCTGGGAGTTGCCGAGGTGACCGGCCGAGCCGGTCGAGGTGATCGCTTCAAGCGCGTCCTCGGTCAGCTCCTGCGCCTCATCGAGGACGATCAGGTCAGCGGTGAAGCCACGGCCCGAGGACTTCGAACGCGCGATGACGCGCAGGGAGCCGCCGTACCAGCCACGAGACGGATCGCGCTTTAAGATGATCGCTTCCTGCCCGTTGACGTTCCTGACCTGCTCGACCATCGCGTTTAGCTCAGGGTATCGAGCGGCCTCATCGTCGGCCTTCTTCCCGAAAAACTCCTTGAAACGCCTGTAGTGCGCTTGCGCCGACTTGACCTCGTGCGCCGAATGAATCACCGTCTCACCGAGCAAGACCATGCCGAACAGCTCACGCATCTCGAGCAGCGCATTCTTACCATTCTGGCGAGGCACAGACAGGCCAGCGACTGGATGCTTCCACTCGTCTTTAGCCGAGGCGGCGAGCCAGTCGTCAAGGACGAGCTGCTGCCACGCATCAGGCGCTAGGCCGAACGTCGAGGCGAACTCGCCTGCCAGCTCACCGAAAGACTTGGCGCGACGCTCAACGGCGACCCGCAGCCGGGGAGCCTGCTCGATGCTTCGCCAATCGCTGCTGGAAATCGACAACCTGGCCCCCCTCTCCCTTCACCGACTCGGGGACAGCAGCCCCCGAAGTACCTGAAATCTCAGAAATCAGCGCCCGCGCCTCACGAATCAGCGGCGCACGCTTGTCGAACTCGGCGTACTCGAGGGACGCGAGAGTCAGATCAAGCAGCTTCTTCCGAACGTCCAGCTCATCGAACGCATCCGACTTCTTCGCGCCGGCCTTCTTCTTCGCCACCACAACCACCCCCTAAACCGCCCAATACCAACGAAAAACGCCTACCGCGAGCGCCAGCACCCCCTCACGCTCCCCCAACGGTCGCGTGCCAAACGAACACGGGCGGTCAGCATTTTTCCAGCCCAACCCGCCTGAAAGCGGGGGGGTATGGCGCTATAACGCTGTGGGCACGAACGGTGGGGGAGGGAGGGGGAGGTGCCCCTATTTTCGTTGAAATCACACCACAAACAGGACGTTTTCACCAATCAACGTCCACTGAGGACGGCCGCACCTGCCGTTTTGGAACGTTCACGCGGTCGCCGCGCGACTGATTGCAGCGACGACACAGCACGCGACCGTTCTCGAGGACGTTCTTGCCACCCCAACGATGAGGAAGGATGTGATCAGGCTCGGCCGACGACGGCGTCCGCGTGTGCACATAATCGAGAACGACATTGCACGAAGGGCAGCGCGTGATGCCAGCCGCGCGTCCGGCCGCGAGCACTCGCTTGCGCCAGTGCTTGTACTGACTCGTGCCTGTCCGGGATGACACCAACGCGCGACACCCCCTCGCCAAACTCGAATGGCCCCCCACTTACGCGGAAGGCCACACTAGAAATATACACCGTTGCACGCGCCTCGCAAGACCTGCCCCCTGGGCGTTTCTCCACACCCCCCGGGGGTGGTTTCGGACGCCCCCTGGGTACAGAACACCCCCAGGGGTGTTTGGATGCACCCCCGGGGGTGGTCGCAAAGCCCCTCCGGGTATGGAAGCACCCCCGGGTACCTTGCAGCACTGCCCCGGAGGTGCCTCCTGTCAGGACGCTAGGTCGACGATGTCCGCGACCCTGTAGGTGCGAGGCCCGACCTCCCGCGAGACCGGCCGCAGCTTCTGGCGCTGGCACCACGACCGCACGGTCGCGTCCTTGATCGGCTTGCCGACGATCAGCTCCGCGACCCTGGTCGCACGCGGGCGCGGCAGCTCAAGACGCTTCGCCTCGGCCATCATCAACACGACGGCCGTCCTGCAGTCCACCTGCTGCCAGCACTCACGACACTTCACCTCGTCGGCCCCCTCCCGCGCGAGCAAGTCAGCGCCACACCTCGGGCACTTGCCGACGAACATGAGTCGCGCATGCGCCGGGGCCGCGAGACGCTCAAGCCGCTTGATCGAATACAGCACTTCGTCGGCGCACTGCGCCGCCAGCGGCCAACGCCTCACGCGGTCCTCGTGCGCGGCGAACATCTGCGCGATCATCCGCCAATCCCGCGCGGGCACACTGTACTTCGGGCCCATGACGAGACGGATCAGCTCGTCACCCCACGTCTGCAAAGCCGAGGCCATCTCATCAACCTCAAGCATGAGCGCCAGACGCAGCGGCGGCGACGAGACCGAGTGCCCCTTCGAGCCGCCACCCTCCGGCACTGACTTGTGCGACGTGATGTACGCCAGATCTGCCATGAGGCCCGGCAATCCCTGAGTCGCAACCCTCAGACGCGCCGCCCCACCCCGAGACAGATACTCACCCGGCAGCAGCGGCTCTCCCGTCACCGGGCACACCTCACCAGTCAGCGTCCTACTCATCGTCGATCGCGTCCTCGATGTCGCCCCGGTACTGGTCGCGGCACACCTCGATGAGGCCACGGCGCGCCAGCATCGAACCTCGACCGTCCGTCATCCAGGCTGTTAAGTCCGGACGCGACGGGTCAATCGTCTCGATCATGATCTCCCACGCCCCGACCAGTCTCCCAGGCCCGTGCCTCTGAGCCACCAGCTCACCTATCGCGTCCTCAATCCTGTCCAGCACCTGTGCGTGCTCGTCAGTCATCTCCTGCTCCTTCTCCTTCGCTTGCGCTTCTTCGAGCCCGCAGGCAAGGCGGTTGCCTGCCCGACCTGCTCCCGACCCTCTCCCTGTTCCTGTTCCCTACTGCCTACCCGGACTCCCGACCCGTACCCGTACCCGGGGATACACGAGTCCAGAGGCCCGGACGAATCGAGTCCGACGCCAGTCGGCACGAATCCGCGCTCTCGCTTGTAGCTGGCGTCCGGGGTGGTGTCCGTGCGGGCAGCGCCGGGGTCACCGAGGCCGGACTCGACAGTGAGCTGATCAGACTCACCGGAATCCGCGCCGGTCGGGATACCCACGGTCGCGCCGCCAGGCGCGCTCACAGTCACGGAGGCGTCCGCACAGCCCGAGGTCACACCCGTCGTAGGTGCGCCCGAGGCCGGGTCGCCGTCCGTCGCGTGCGCGCTCGCACGCTCACCATCCTTTCCGCCAGCTTCCGCGCCGCGCAGCACGCCCGCACGTTCGAGCATGCCTCGCGTGAACGTCCCGTAGCGTGGACACTCGGGCGCAGGCAGCAGCTCGTGAGACTGATCCCACGAGCCTGTAGGGTCGTCCGCTCGGGACGAATTACACCGCGTACACGCAACGACAAGCGTGTCCACAGTGCCAGCCTCCCCGGGCTTCAAATGATCAAGCGTCCCCTTGCGTGCCGAGGGCTTCCCCGGCCAATACACCTCGACGCCACACCAGCGGCACTGGTCGCCGTCGCGGGCGATCACCGCCTGACGCAAAGCCTGATCGCTGTTGTCGCGCTGGCGCTGGCGGCTCCACTCGACGTCGGCGCGCGAACGGATATGCACAAAGTCAGGATCCTCAAGCAGCTTCGGCTTCCGCCCCTTCGGCGTGTCCGCCCACTCAATGATGCCCGTGTCGATCGCGATCTGCAGGATGTCAGAATTCCCACCCGCGTACATGTACACGACGCCCATCTCGATAACGCTGTCGGTCAGGTGCGCGGCCGAATACGCGGCGCAGCGCATGATGAACCCGAACAACTCGTTCACCGTGCGCGCGTCCGCCTTCGGGTGCGACGCCGCCTCCATCAGCCGCGGATACATGTCCGCGTCGTCGCCCATTTTCACCCAAGCCATCAGTCAGCCTCCCTCATCGCCTGTTCGTCCCACCCGTCCTCGGGAAACAGATCCCGAGGCCGGAACTCCGGATGATTCCGCATCATCCAGGCGCGCTCCGTGTACCGCTGATACTCGGCCTCGACCCGCAAGAAACACGGCCGACAACGAGCATGCCCAGCCTCAAGCAGCACACCGCAATCCGGGCAAAACCTGTCCATCAGGACGCCACCGCCCGCTCAGCGAGCAGCTCACGCGCGAACCGCTCCTGCCCCTTCGGCAGCACCCACGTCTGCACACGCACGCCACCACCAGGCACCTGCACCTCCGACGCCTCAAGCAGGCCCTGCGTGATCGCCCGCGCAGTCGGCACCATCTGCCCACCACGCCGATACACATAGCCCGCAGCGCGAAGCCACCGGCAAAACCTGTTCGGCCCCATGCCCTCGATACGCGCAGACAACACCGTCCCGAAAACGCTCGGCAGCATCGCCTCACCAGAGGCCGCGACCGCGCGCCCCAGATCAGTGTGCGGACGCTGCGCCTCAACCTCAGCCACAGCCTCAGCCGCCACAGCCTCAGCCCGCACACGCGCCGCACGCTCATCACGCAACGCCGTCAACGTCCGAATCATCGTCTCCGGATCAGCCAACATCGCATCAACCGCCGACTCCGTCGCATACACCCCATGCCGCCGAATCGACGGCAGGACTTCACCCGTCACCCAGCGACGAAACGCCGCCGCCTCCGGCTTATCCGACCGGATAATCACTTCGTACAAGCCGGGCTCTGTCACCACCCA